TCAAGCAAACTTAAGGTTGGGATGACCGTAAGCGGAACAGGTATCACGGGAACAACTTCTACTATCACTTCTATCACGGACTCAACAAATGTTGTTCTTTCTGCGGCGGCAAGTGGGAGTGGCACAAATGTTCTTACATTTACAACCACCGATGAAATTCCAGAAGTCTGCACTCTAAGTTCCTTTACGGACAAAGATAACATGAAACGAGATGGAAGTTATTGGCTATTAAATGAGGAGGGTCGGATTTTCTTCTTACAAGATTACCCCTACCATACGCGAAACTCTGTTCTTGTTTCTTACATCGCTGGAAATGCAAGGGTTCCCGCCGCAGTTCACGAAGCCGCTACGAAATTAGTTGCGGCAGAAATTATTCGGCATGATGACCAAAGTATTCTTATTGCTGAAACAGGAGCAAATATTTCAACAAAAGAAAAGTATGATATTCTCAAGAAAGAAGCGATGGATATTCTCAAAGGCAAATCCGATATTGTCTATTTTATTGATTAGGTGATAGTATGTGGAAAGATGTTATTAGAAAAAGTCGTTATAAGATGCCTGATGAAGAAAAGGTTTTTGCAGAGATTGACAGGATTGTTGATTACTATGAAGGTAGGCTCCATGCAGAGATTAGAAGTGCGGCTATGAGAATATACGAAAGAGATAGTCCCTATACCGGAGACGGGTTTATATTAGATACAATTAAGAAGGGGAATGTTCAGGTTGAGGCTTTGGGATTAGAATATAGAGACTCTAATCGGAGAGAGGAAGATGATAATTTAGTAGAATATCAATTTTATTATGTTGACCCACATTCTAGCGGCTATGATAAAATTAAAATTAATTCTGTAGTAATTTACGGTAAGAATGAAAAACAAGGCAATAGCAAAATTACAAACTATCCCGATGTTGAAGATTACGATTCAAGAAAGTTCAAAAGAAGTGCCAAAGGTTATGCTAGAAATAAAGCCATGATGATGGAACCTCCAGAAGAAGAAGGATTACAGCAATACAAAAAGTATGCAGATATAACAGAAGATTTGATGGAAAACATCGTAAGGGATATTATGGGGTTGTGAATATGTGGGAAGATATTTTAAAAAGAGTGGACAATAACTACGACAGATTAGAAAGTGCTATTGAAGATGCAATAGATGAAGCAGAAAATACAAAGAAACCCCAATATATCAAAGAGAGCGATGATGGGACATACTTTATAGACAGTAAAAAACAAAGATATTATGGCGATTACATAGTAGCAATTGTTAATGCCGATGGCAAAGTAGAAAGAAAGTGATAAAATGGCAATTGAAATTGACATGAAAGTGTTCAATGAACTATTGCAGATTCAAAAAGAAAGAAAACTCGCTATGGATGAATTGTCTCTTGTACTTGGTTATGATGTTTCATTTTCCGATGATGAAGTAAAGCAATTTGCTATGGAAGAATATGAAAAATACATCAATAAACAAATTAATGAGGAGGTGCAAAAATGGATGAAGTCTCTTTACTCATAGATTTACTTAGCAATAACTGGTCTTCTAATGCCACGGCTTTAGTCTCTAGTGGGGATATTGGTGCTTCTCATGCTGTTGTTCCCCAGTTTATTGACATTAGAACAACCACTGCAAATAAAGGTGTTCGTGTTGATTTGAACCAATCTCCGGCAACAATCGTTGTTTTTGAAGATTCTCAAAATTTAGAATACCCTACGGTTCATTATGATGTAAGGAATGAAACCTATTCGTTCACTTTACACATCCGAGTCCTTCATGATGAGAGGGGAGGACTGGATGCAAACTACGGGAAAGACAGGCTAAGGGCTATATACTTGATACTTCGTAGGGTTCTTGAGAGCAAGCGTACTGGTTATACTGCTTCGGACGGTTCCCGTTTCCAGCAATTATTTGTAGGTTCCCGAAGTGAGTCAAATGACCGAGCAAAGCGATTATTTGGATATAAAGTGAATTTAGAAGCGAAACGATTTGCAGTAAGTATTCCCTAGTAGGTTTGTTAAATAGGGGAGGAAAACAACATGGCGATTAATACGGACATATTTTTAGGTAGCGGAGCAAATCTGGCGTTAGTGCCGGAAACTGATTTGTATATTGGTTTGAATCACAGCACAACTACTGCAACTGTTATTCAAGCAGAAGTAGATTTTGTAAATAACTATCTTCTTGTTGAGGATATTTATGTTGGATGCGTTGTTGATTATTACGCAGCAGGAACAACAACTCCTGCTTCTTCCCACACTTGCACAGCAAATGGTGTTTCTAGTATTACAATTAGCCCTGCTCATACCCATACTGAAGCAAATGGTGATTTTATCATTATCAGAGGTTATGGCGCACCATGCGTTGGTCAAAAGCATGGGACTGTTAAGAGATTAAATGCTGATAACTGGCTCGGTGTTGTAGAATCTGCTTCTTTCCCGAATGTTGATGTTGAGGTTAAGCAACTCAATTTATCCCTCGGAACAGCAAGAAATTATGAATACCAATATAAAGGTATAGAAACTGCAAGTGGCGCGAACATTAACTTAGTTGCTAACCACGGTGCATTTTTGTATTATGCTTTGGGTTCTTGTAGCCAAGTTATCGCAACAATCATAAACGACCACCCCTCAGACCGATTAACTGCTGATGCGGCAGGAGATGTTTATATTGACACGGGCAATGCAGGAGCAGGACAAAAAACTATTACGACTCATTTAAGTCAAGGCCCAATTTTCTACAAAACAGGATATGCCGCAACAGGAACGGCAGGGACGGCATTAACTCCGCCATTGTTAAATCACTTGGATGCTCACACCAATGTTGAGCAACTGACGAGAACAACCACTACCGCTACTGCTCTAACGGCCCCAATTACTTACACCTTTACCGAAGCCAACGGTGAAGAATTGCCTTCGTTTGCCCTTGAGCAAACCCTTAGCAAATTGGAATCCTCAAACACTTTCATCACGGGAGACACCACCTTAGCCACCGAGTCGCATAACTTTGTGCGAATCGCAAGAGGCAATCGTGTTCAAACGCTCACATTTACGGCAAATGAAAACGAAGAATTGAAAATGACGATGGACTTAAGCACCCGTGGCGTTCACCGACTTAAGACCAATGAATCGTATGAGGCGAGAGGCGGTGCAGGTAGCGATAACGACAAACTGTTCAACCTTAACGATACTTCCGGTGATGCAGAATTCCTTGAACCGTTCTTCTTTTCTTCGGGTTCTTTCACCATTTTCGGTGAACAATTCCTCAAGATTACGAACCTTAGTTTGACTATCAACAACAATCTGCAAGAGAAGCGATTTATTGGAATCGGAAATAAGTCTCTTAAGACGGACATTCCTTCTTTCCGAAACTATGAATTGTCTTTTACTGCATTAATCACCAATAACAGACTGTTTGAAGAATTGTTTGACCAAGCAGAGCAAACTGGAACGGGCCTTACTGATGATAACGGCTTGATTCAGTTAGTCTTTGATAAGGCCAACGGTGAACAAATTAAACTCCAGTTCAAGAATTATATGATTAATGCTGCTAATTACACCATTCCCGATGATAAAGGGGCAATTACTGTTGAAGCAACGGTCATGCCAAGAGACTTACACCTCTGTGAAGTTAAGACCCACTGGGTTTTGCAGGGGTGATTTTATGGATAAGTATGAAAAAGCCCGCTATATTGAAGAATCAAAGGCTAAGACCAAGAAAAAAAAGGTCATCAAAGAAAAAGTTGAGGAACCTAAGAAATCCAAGTTAGCAGAATGATATTCCACCAACACCGTTTGTTTGTTTGTTGGTTTGAAGGTGGAGAATATGTTAAGTGATAAGAAGATTGTATCAGATAAGAGTGCTTTATTTGCACTAACCGAGCCTACGCTACATTATATCCGTGTAGCACCCGAAAGTGATGAATACCTCAAAGTGTGGATTAAAGAACCCACATGGCTTGAGGTGGACAAAGCCATGAACGCTATGATGAAAATTGATGCAAAGCGTCAAGACATGGACATTGACCTAAATGCAATGTTTCGCTTCATGGTTGAAAACTTCATTGTGAAGACAGAACCTTCTCTTTCGGCGGTTGATATTCTCCGCTTGACACCTTATGTTGGAAACCAACTCAAGGAAATTCTCCCAAATCCTTTAACGGCCTTAGAGGGGGATGAAGAAAAAAACGAAGAATGAGAAAAATGTTGAGAGGAGGACAAGGTTCTCCTAGCGATATTTCTCTCATTATTGTCTATACTTTAGCCAAAGCGTTAGGAATTAGCCCCTTAGAAATATATAAAATGCCAGCAAGTTTGGTTTCAGACTTATTATCTGTCCATAGAGTCATGTCCGAAATAGAAAAGGAAGAAATGGATAAGATAGAAAAGAAGGCTAGGAAGTGATTTTATTTCTTCATACATGGTGAGCCAGCGATTGGATAAATTGCTTGACCAAATGGAAAAATACAATAGCCTACAAGATAAAGCAAAAGAAATCACAGAAAAAGCCGAAAAAGAGATGAAATCTCAGGCAATGATTGCTGAAAAACTCGGATTAAAATTTAAAAGCGCAAATAAATATCTTGATGAGAATAATAAACTTGTAGATTATATGGGAAGAGAAATCTCAAGAGTCGGAGAAGTGGTCACCAATTTTAATAAAAGAACAAGTGTCTTAACTAAAACAATTGAGAGCCTAAATAAGAAAGGTAAATCATTTGAAATATTTTCTGCTGACTCTCTAAAAACCTATAAACGGCTTGGAGGAAATACCTTTGAGTATTTAGCCGAGGCTATTTCTGGAACAAGAGAAGAAATTACTATTTTGGGACAAGAAGGCGCAAAAGTTAGAAAGTTTGCTTATGGTTTCTTACCAAGCGGTACTTTCCGAGCCTTAAATAAAGTTTCTTCTGTTTTACAGGCTATTGGTAGTGCTACAAGAAGAGGCACTAGAAATTCTCAAAACTATTCTAAGCAAATAAATATTCTTAAAAAGGACTTAAAAGGCCTAACAGAAGGTTCAATAGAATATACAAATGTAGCGGAAACCATCAGAGAACTTGAAGCAGATATGGCTCCTTCCGGTTTAGGTGGAAGCATCATGGCAGGTATTGGTAAAATCGGTAAAGTGATACCTACTATGGATTCTATCTCTCAAGTTTTAAGCGGTTCTACTATCTATTCAGGTGTTGGTCGCCCAAGAAATACCGATTATGCGGGAACCCCTTCTTTTAACAGGCTTGGCCAAGGAGATATCATACGAAACCGTAGGCAACAATTTGGAGCATTCTTCCAAAAGGGGGGCTTTAAGGGAATGATGGGAAGGTCTTTTGAGCAAGGAAAAGAAATGAGAAAGGCAATGAAACTCGCCTTAATAGGAACCCTTGGAAAAGCGCAAAATGTGGCAAAAACATTTAAGATGTTTGCCGGTGTTTTAGGAAAAGCATTGTTAAGATTTGCTATTATGGCAACTATTTATATTACTCTATTCTTTGTGTTAGTCTATGCCTTTAGAAAACCAATCATGGCAGGATTTGAACTGATGAGAACTGCGCTTTCAAAAACTCTACCCTTTATTCTTGAAGGGATTAGTACCGTTTTTGACGGCATTTCAGAAATATATCAAGGATTCGTTGATGGTGATTTATTCGCTGTCTTCTCTGGAGTATGGGAAATTGCATGGGGATTGCTTCAAATATCTTTTGGTGTGCTTTCTAGTTTGCTCGGTGCTTTGGGGGGTCTTATTGTAGGATTTGCTAAACAGGCTTTTACACAGGCAAAGGATTATGTATTCGGCATATTTGCTAGAGGAAAGAGTATAGAGGCTCGCTTAAAGAGTATAGGAGTTGTTTTGCTGGCTATATCTCTCTTCTTCTTCACTATCCCTACTTTGATAGGTGTTGTTATTACCGCAGTTGTTGGTGGATTATTGAAGAAACTAGACATATTCCCCTTTGCTAATGGTGGAGTCGTTGGTTCGGGTATGCAATTGGTCGGAGAAAGAGGCCCAGAGTTGGTTAAATTACCACAAGGCTCAAGAGTATATTCTAACAGAGACTCAAGAAAGATGGGTGGCGGCACAGTCAATAACTTCAACATTACAGTCAATGCTAAGGATTCTTCAAAGGCAGAGATGCGAAGAATGGCAGATGAAATCGGTAGAATGATTAATTCAAAAATTAACAGAAGCACATCTTCTAGCACATTGAGGTGATAACATGACATTGGTTGGCGGAGAGTTTGTTTATCTTAAATTACAACAGCATAAAGGCACTAGCACAACTGAGGATATTATTCCCCTAAAGGTGCAAAGCATTTCGGTGAGCGTAGATAAAACAATTCCAAATTTGCCCGTTCCTTTAAGCGGTTTAGCCACTGGCGAATCTGCCACAGTTGCCTTAGACTTGGGAATGTCAAACAAAAGAATTTCTTTGAGTGGGGTCATATTAGAAACATCACTTACAAGAAGCCACACCTCCGGCGCACTAACCTTTACGCCTCAAGAAGTCGCCCAAATGATTGCTTCCGGTGTTGATTCAACGGGTGCGGCGAGATACCAAGCAATCAATGAATTGGTGGTGCTGATTGACTCCAAGGTTAATGAAAATTATGTTGATAGGGGAAAAGCCGCAGATGCCTCCGAGACGAGTAATGGAACACTAACCGCACAAATTCCCCTTACATTTAGGTCAAGAGGGGCCTCCTTAGAAAAAGACAATAAATTCGTAGTGTTGGCAAAGGACTTTCCGACCTCCAATACTTCTACTGGACTTACAGGTTTTATTCAAAGTTTCAGTTTTGAACTAAATGCTGAAACAGTAGAAGTTGCTTTTAATATGGAATTTGTCGTAGCCAATGTTCTTCCTTGAGGTTTTATTATGTCGTATTCCATTTTCACAGGAAAGCAACGCTCGCTTGTTTTTCCAATTATGTGTAATGGTTTTTTAACGATAGATTATACCGATAATGTGGCCTCAACAGGAACAGGGATTACCTATGGTCTTTGGGATTTAGACGACAACTTTACCTTTGAGTGTGTCTTAACTCCCTATGAAATCAACGGTTATGGGACTCATAGCAGTACGGGCGACACTTACATACCCACCACTGGGAACCTTTCAAAGGTGAGCCATAGCGATGGTTTAGGCATAGTTTCCAGTAGCAAAAAAATCATGTCTGCGTTAGAAGAATCCATCTACACCGCAGGGACACAGAACAATCATCAAAGCGAAGTTTATCTGCCAAGAGCAAATCGCAAAAATCACGAAATGAGAATCTTTCATAGCACCAACTTTCAAGTGAGTTTGGTAAATGATACTCTACACAATGAGAATAACCCTGCAAGATACAAAATTAAGGTAGGCATAAAATTAGGCACTGCTTCTATGGAGTATTTCACAAGCGATGCAGTTATTTTGCCAAACGAAGGGGGGCAATATGATTACTCTTCCGTACCTGACTTACAGGGTTTTGATACCGATGGCAAGTTAAAATACAGAAGAATAAGTTTTGCTCTCGCCGGTTCATCGGGAACGACTCTTAAAATGACAACAGGCGCAGGAATTGATGATAAGTTATTTGAAAATGTTGAATTATTCACTAGAAGCGGAACAGATTTAGTATCTATTGGCCTATTTGATAGTAAGCCTTCTGCTAGCACTATTACTTTAAAGTCTGCATTAACAACAACTATTTCATCGGGCGACCCAATTTTTATCAAACATATTCAAGAACCAAGTTATATTAACAACACATATCATATTGCTTGTTCTTGGGATAATCAAAACAAAGTTGCTAATGTGTTCTTCAATGGTCGCTTGGTCAAGACTGGAACGCATACGCAGACAACTTCTTTTGCTATGGCCGCAGAAGATTTTTACATTGGGGCTAACGGTGGAGGCGCAACGGGGGCAAATTCGGCAACTACTAATAATCAATTCATGGGGGAACTCCATGAGTTGAGCATTATGAATATCAATAAAAGAGAGTTTAATGCCGTGAATAACTTAATGCCTAATTTAAATGATACTGTTTTGTATTTGAGATTTGAGGAGGTGGATGATTAATGGCACTAGATATAAAAGATAGTAATATCTTCAATGCACCCACTAACCCATATTTAATTGACACCAGCCCAACTGACGGGCATAGAATATATACTGCAATTACGACAGAAGACACTTCTGTTGCGATTACTGGTTGGGGCGGAACTATTACAGAAAATTCTAATCTAAATACAACGAAGGGATTTAGAATCAAATGCTATGATTCATTGACCACGACAGGGATTAGGTTTAACCCTACTGCTACAAACTTAACAGATAATGACTTTTTTGTTCTGATTTATTCTGATAAGCCTTATCAACATCACTTTGCTAAAATTACTGAAGTTTTAACAGAAGACGAATATGGTGATGCCTTTGAATTTGAACCAAAGTTAGGAAATGAAATCCCAAAAGATACCAAGTTCATTATTTTCCAAATGACCAAGAATGGGAGCGTTGTTGCCGTCTCAATGGGCATGCTCCAAGATGATAGTTTGGGTTCTGCATCAAATGATTTTGAAGGGGAGTTATGGAGAAGAATGGCAGTGGCAAGGCCACTATTTTATTTCCCCGCAAGAGAAAGTAATCTTGATGGCATGGATAAATCTAATGAGTTGAACCATAATCGCAAGTTTTATGCTATGAGGGAAAGCGGTACAGCCAACAGTTATACGCTATCAAATGCAGATAACTGCCAAGTTTTTACAACCATGCAAGACTTTGGTAAGTCTGTTGTAGATTACAGCAGGTTCTCATACAAGATAAAATTGACTGATAAATTAAGAGACTTGGATGCGGCACAAGTAGCAAGTCCAAGCACTTCTGCAACTAACGAAGGGACGATTGTTTCAGCAGATGATACTGACTATAACGACAGCCATTTTAATGCAAGAAGAATTGCCGATGATGTAATCACTTCTCCTGTTTTTACCGGCCCTCTAAGATACCTAAGTTATGATTTTTCTCCGACAAAATCAAATCTACTTTACAATGTTTATGACCACAACAATACAGAATCCATTGACGGGAAAGGTGGTTTTGCAGAAACATCAGTTATTGATAACGGAAGAATTATGCCAAGAAAGGTAAAAGAGTTTGACGCATACCGTGTAAGACATACCATCCATACTGGGGATATGAATGAGTTCTTTGCTTTAAAGACAACATACAATTCTTCTACTTCTGCCACAGTATTTTCATTCAATACTGAGTATGATTTGGGAACCGTATTGAACACAGGTGATGAAGTCAAAATTGATGATGAGATTTTGATTGTGAAGACTATCGGTTCGCTATCGGGAACAACTCAAGCCCTCACCTTTGAGAATGACACTTCAAACCCCTATGCAAGAACCGAGAGCGAAGGGGAATTTACCGCACAATCAATCACCCCCTCAAGTGGTGCAACGCTCCACAGGCGAGCATATAACGCCAAAGACGGGACACTTATGCTTGACACCACACTACTTAACGGCAGGTTCAGTAAAATGTATCTGTCGTTCACTTCTTTAAATCACAATGAAAGATTTGCCACTATTACTGCTTGCGATGCCACTAAGGGAATGATTACTCTTTTGTTTAGTGATGCTTCTTATAACACCAATCCGTTGAGTTTTGCTCAAGGAGAATACAGATTACACATTGAAAGGTTCAATGGAGAAATTGAAAATATTCAAAGTAAAAAGGAAGATGGTCAGACCATTATGGAAATTCAGGGGAGAGACAAGTTTAATAAGTTGCTTTCTCCAGTTGTGAATTTAAACAGTTTGTTTAGTGAAGATATTATTTATTCTACAAATAGCCCGTATAATAAATTGGGAAATGTTAGAAGTGCTTCAACATTTACCATAACACTAGGACAGGAAACTTGGCAAACAACAATTCCTTGTGATTCTAGCAATACTGGGCCTAACTTTGATAATTTTCCGATAGTGGGAACAAAACTATTTACTGCTAATGGGTATGTTGGAGAGGTTCTCACTTCCAGTCTTTATTCTCATGGAGGTGGGGCAGCAAGACAATATACCATTACTCCTGCTTTAACTGAAGCAAACTCAGAAGCAATCTATATGGACATTGAGAAAAATTATGTTCTCTCAAAAGCACTAGGTTCTTCTCACCTTGCTACGAATAAACCCTCTTCTCTTACAGGAGCCGCTAATAAGGGATTAATTTTTACATCAGGAAACAAAATCACAATGTCAAGCGGTGCTGAAAGTGATTCTTTAGTTTCAAGTAGTGCAAATGCAAGTGCTGGTGCAATTGGATATGCAATTAATAAACCATCATCTATTTCAAATGACTTTGCTTTCCAAGCGTTATTAAAAGACGAACATGGAAGCGCAGGGTCATCCTCCTTTGATACGGTAAATACTTTGATTGATTTTGAGGTGGTTTCTACTTCAAAGAAAGATAATATAACTCAAATAGAACTTGCACCATATATTCCCATTACTTTAGGAAGAAAAACAAACTATTTCACAGATACTAGTGAAATGACATTTACAGAAGTTGGGACTATTACTGCCTTTAGCAACATTAATGATAGGTATTTTGAAACTACAAATACTAATGCTTATTCACTTTTATTGGGAGAGCCTCTCTTTGTAGGAACTTCCAAGACATTTGTAGGTTTAGTTTTTGATATTGTTCATTTAACCACAACAGCGGCGGCAAATACTAGAATAGCATTAGATAGAACAATCGTAGATTTATCTACTGGAAATACGATTTACAAAGCAGCAAAGCCGACAAATGACCTTGTTTTAGTGAATGGTTCTCATTTATGGGGAGGCAAAATATTAACTTCGCCGCATCTTAAATTCTTAAATTCTCAAATTGTTCCCTTAAATATTGAAAGCACAACTATTGCAGGAGACAACAGTAGTAGATTCGGCCAAGCATACTATAAAACCCACGGTGTTTCATTTGGAAATTTTGGTTTAAATAAGCCGCTTGTTTTTGACTTAGGAAAGAAAATACCCAACTTATACGCAAATAAATCTAATTTTAATTATTATGCTAGCGCATATAATTTTAAACCCAATACAGGGTCAAGCAATATAAACAACACAGATAAGACTGACTCTTCTTATAGGGTTTTGCCACCGCATCAAAGAGGCTTAACTAGCCCCTACGGTTCTAATTTAAACAATGTAAGAATACACACCGATGGAATTGAAACAAAAATGCAGAACCAATTTACTAACGAAATGCAAATACAAGCAAGATACACAGACATAGATGAATCTAATGCAAGGCTATTTTTGTATATCAATAGCGATATTTTGCCTTATACTGCTTTACGAGAAGATAGTCTTTTACATGAAACATCTAATGCTATAACTAAAAATATTCTAAATTACAATCTATTTCTTTTGGAAAATAATAAAACAAAGGACTCTTCTATTGAGTCGGGTAATAGACTGCTTTTAAATGACAATTCCTTTCAAACCATCGGGTTTAGCACAGAAGAAGATATTTCTCAACTAAAAAGGTTTGGCTTAATGCGACTAACAGAATTATGTGTAGACTTCATGTTTAATCCTGTTAATCCAGAAAAAAGAATTAAGAAAAAATATGAAAATATTTTTAGTAGGGAATTTAAAACTTATGCAATCACAAGCGTTGGGACAATTAATACAATTAGTGGGGCTGCTATGGCTTTTACAGGAAGTGTTTCTTTAACAGATGGCGACTATTTGGTTGATGAAAATGGACTATTTCTTGGAATTGTAGATACAACACAAACTGCTGCATCCCACGCATTTAAATCAAATGTTATATTAACCAATAATGGGTCTAAAGCGACTTCTGCCTTTAAAGTGGTATCTACTGACAACAATATAAAAGGCAGAGGTAATAAAGACTCTTTTAGCGAATTAGCGTCAAATGAATTACATCCACTTAAATGTTGTATTATCCCAGAAGGTAGCACTTATGGGGGAGATTCTGGCGATAAAGCAAATGGAATATCGTTAGTATCAAATCAAGAAATTACTTTGCCCCTTGCTTTTACCTCAGACTTAATGGGCCTTTCAGCAGATGTGTCTAGTGATTTTAGACCCTTTACTCATTTAATAACACATGATTATGGAAAAGCGCATAGTGGACTTATAGGGGTTGTTTTAGATAGATTTGATATTGAGGATGGTGGGGAAAGCAAAGCAGAAAGCGGGAATACTACACAAGTCTTGAAAGGTGTCGCTGGAGGAATAAACTTCAACTCTATGTTCCATGCCGCTTTATCCTCTGATAAGCATTTCAAATCATTTGATTATCCTTCAGACACTTCCGAAGGATTCACAACAGCAAGACCATATGAAGTGGACGGTGCTTATATGGCATTTAAGCCTAGACTTTGGGTTGATTCTGGTAATTATTCTACTGCTACAATTACTTCGTCTTCTGGTAATTTGCATAAAAATGTTATTGATGTGGAAACTAGCAGTTTAGATAACAACTTTTTAAAATTCATTGATTTAACTGGTTGCTATTTAGTGCCAGAAGAGGGAGTAGATATTGATGGAACCAGTATTACAAAAGGCACAGAATTTTTATCAAAGAGTATGAATGGCGCAACTCCCTCTACTTCAGGCACTCCTAAGTTAATACACATTTATTCTCATGAAATTTCTAATTCAAATGATAAAGACCATCATTTAATTTGTGATGAGGCTTTAGTTAATGACACCCCTTACAGAATATTGCAGCCTAACCAAACTTGCTTATATGATTTTATGCCAGAAAAAATATTTTTGAATACTTTGTCTTCGGAATATACTAAAATGGCGAATGAGAATAAAGTGTATGATATGGAAAATCACTATCACTATAAGGAATCAAAAGACATATCAGGAAACACTAATTATAGGGACGATGCTGTATTATCCATGTTTGTTGCCATTGACCTAAACAATAAAAGCAGTGATGGAAATGTTATTATCAAATCACCTAATAATTTCGTCAATAATCTTCTTCCTGCTGGAGACTACAATATGTTGTTTAGTGATGGAGAAAACTCCGAAAAAATTTCAATACGAGCAGATAAAGATGACCAAACATCAGGAATTAACTTAGGTTCTCTTACCTTGTCCAAAGGATTTAATGGACAAGGTATTGTTTCTATTTCGGAAACTTTTACCCTTTTATCAAATGAAGAATTAAAAATTAACCCAACAAGAGCCTGTATTGGTTCTACTGTTAGCGTTGGTCTTGAAGGTGAAGACCTTATCAATGAATTACTTGAGCAAGAAGGAATTGAATTCACAACTACTTCGACGGACACACCGATGTATTTAGCACCCAACTATCAAGGCGTAGATTTGTATTCTGCAATCCGATATATTCTTGATAGAAAGGATATGAAACTTGTTGAGGAAAATGATGTGTTCAAGATTATTCCCGAAGATGAAGACTCCCTAAGAACAAATATTACTATTGACGACAGCGACGAATTCCTTATCATTGACTTTGATAAAGTATCTACCCTCTTTGATTTCTTCAATGAAATTAATGTTTATGGGAATGCTCACAAAGCAGTTCGTAAAGACATTCGCTCAATTCAAAAGAGGGGAAGAAAGACCTTAGAAGTTGTAGATAATACTCTACTAACTCAAGAAGAAGTGGATAAGCGAGCCACTAAACTCTTAAGGATTCATTCTCGCCTCAATCAAAAGTTATCTTTTACTTTACACAGTAGGGGTATTGCTCAAGTAAGAGTCGGAGATATTGTAAATGTCTCTATCCCAAGAGAAAACATTGAGATGAACGAATACATTGTTTTGGAAATGGAACATCAATTGACTGGCTTTATCAAACTACAACTTGGCCGATACAGCAAGGACTTGTCTGATGTCTTCTCCGAATTGTTGATTTCCAGTAAGGAAACGAAGGCGGCATTGAGAAGCAACGACTTAAGCACACAGGAAGTCTCCTTTAATTTCCTTGACACAGTGGACACCAAAGAGATTAAATTGTTGGTTCGGAAGAGAAGTGCGGGAGGCGCAGGTCGGACTCTCGGCTTTGGGACAGCGTTAGGATTTACTACTCCTTTAGGATTTACAGGTGGGGCAATCACAATTACTGATTTAGTGGAGGAAGATTTAGCATGATTACAGATGAATTAAAAACATTGATTGCCACACATATCAAAGATAGCCTCTTTGATACCGCAGAAGTCGGTCTTGGAGGAAATGCCACAAGCCCAACCGCTACCGATTTAGATGTTCCTTTATCCGCCGCTACCACATTAACAATTACAAACTCCACATTAAATGTTATTGAGGTAAAAGTATCAGTAGCGGGTAGCGCAATTCAAGGTCAAGTTATTCGTGAGGTTGGTTTATTTAATGCTGGCAGATTAGTATATAGAGCCAACTTTCAAGGAGTTGGCCCATTTTCCACAACAGAAACACTAGAACTGTTTATATTGTTGGAGGTTGAGTAATATGGTAAGTAATCCGAACTTTTACGGGCAAAGCACACACGGAACGCCTAATCAAATTGAAGATGGTGTAGATTTTCCTCATACAGGGATTATTAAAGCCCTTTCAGATGGTTTAGGTCAAAACTATGCAATTAGTGGTTTTGACATTACTATTGATAGCGCAACACAAATTGATGTTGGTGCAGGAGTTATTTTCCGTGATGGTAAAAGAGTCGCAGTTTCAGCAGTTTCTAATTTAACATTGAGTTCAACATATACGAATGGTTATCATTTACTAATTGCTAGTAGTGCTTCTTCTCCTGTTTTAACGATAAGAAACCCTACTGCGGCGGATAAGGTCGCTCAATATACGGCAGGAGATACTATTATTGCAGTTATTACCCATAACGGAACTGCAAATGTAGGTATTCAATATCTTACTGTTAATAAAACTGAAAATTCTTTAAGCCTTGGCTATAATAATTCAGGATATACTGAAACAGGAACCTTAACTGCTGATGCCAATGGAATTACAATGACAGGATTACATAAACTAGATACTTTAACAACGGCAACTGCACATGGAACGAATAGTAAAGTTTTAATTCAAGATGGTGCTAACGGTGAGGAAATTAGAACCATTACTGCTCAATCTATTGCTGACCTTGCACCACAGGGAGATATTACTGGCATAACTGCTGGAGCGGGCTTAACTGGAACTGATTTGACCGGCCCTGTTCCTACATTAAATGTAGAGGTAGATGATTCCACCATTGAAATTAATTCGGACGCATTGAGGGTAAAAGATGATGGAATAACTTATGCTAAAATTCAAAATGTTTCTCAAACAAATGTTGTTCTTGGAAGAGATACTGCGGGCGCGGGCGTTATTGAAGAAATAGGTGCTACTGCTTTAGGCACAATGATTGGAGATACATTACAAACTATAACTACTCGTGGTGCTACTACTGCTATTGGTATCACCAATAATGGATATAGACACTACCAAATTCCATTACCAGCCGCAGGTTTAACCGATTTAACGGTTGGTGCGCCCCCTGTGTTTAGTCATTATTACATTAACGCTAATGCTGCGTTAGTGGTGGGAACAAACGGACAAGTTATTACAATCAAAAATATAGACACCAACCCTATTTTAATTACACATGCAACAGCGTTTGAAGGAGGTATTGCTTTTGCTAAAGACCAAAGACATACGGCTCCCGACACCATTACTTTAGAAAGTCTTGAAACAATAAGGCTTCAATATTTGTTAGATTCAGCAGGTGTTCCTACCGCTACTTGGTATATTACTGAAACTGATACTGGGGGAACTGCTGGAATTGCTAATGTTGTAGATGATACAAGTCCTCAATTGGGCGGTAATTTAGATGTTAATAGTAATAAAATTACTGGAACTATTGTTTTTGATGGTGATGTTAATATTGAAGCAGGACATACATTAAGAACAACCACTTTACCCGTTGTAGATATTAACTCCGACCCTAACCCGTTAGTCTTAGATACTCACGCAGGGAGATATTTATTGTGTAGTTCAAATATTACCTTACCTGCTACTTCAACACAAGGCGACCAATACTTTTTGCTTAACGATTCAGGAAGCAGTATTAGCATTTTAAGAAACGGAAATAACATAAATGGGGCGGCTAGCGATGCAACTTTAACCGCATATAAGGGTGCTACATGTATTGCTATTGGCTCAAATAATTGGATTGTATTAGGTGTTTGATTATGTTCGGTGGTTCCTGCGCTCAACAAAAAGTGTTGTCTAACGCTTATTCATTACAAACAATTAAGGACAAATATGATACCGGAAGCGAAGTCCCCTATGGGAGAAATTTTAATTTTACAGAACAAAACAATGGTTGGCAGACTGGAATTAGAGTGTTTGGGCAGGACATGTTTATTTCTAATAGAGGAAATAATAATTCATTTGATAGCGATAGCGTGTTTTTGCATAAACTTAAGATTGTAAATTCAAATGGAACATACGACCAGCGTTTAACTATTAGTAGCGGAAATGCAAATTTTACTTCCATTGATGGTTTTGATTTGGCTAATGGAACTAATTTGCTTATTTGTGGTTTTCATAGTAATAGTATAAAGAGTGCAACTCTCGCTACTCCATATGATTTGTCTTCTACATTTACAATAACTGGGACAAAAACCATAACTACGGGCATGAGAGGTTGTTCTTGGGGGAATGGTGGAAATAAGTATTTTGTGGTGTATCACGACCAATTGAGGCAATTTACTACTTCAACACCCTATGAAGTAGCAAGCGGAGATACAGAAGGAACATCAAAAACTCTTTCTTTAACAGCGGCAAGTGATATTTCTTTTAGCGATGATGGTCTTACAGTTTGGATTTCGGAACACGATGGAAACCTGCACCAATTTACCCTATCCTCCGCTTGGGACACTACTACAATCGGTTCTCAAATTACTGTTGATACCGCTACCTTTTACGGGAATGAAGGGTCAAGTCCAGCAAGAAGTTCCTCCGCCACGGGAACAACTCAATGGATATGCGGCATGTATTGGAACGATGATGGAACGAAACTGTATGTTAATTCTCTTTGGGGGATGACTGATACGAGCGAAGTAGTGGGAAGTCCAGCCCCTACAAATGTTATAGGAGAGGGTGGAAGTAGAACAAATACATTTGCTGTAATAGAATATTCCGTGGGTTAATTTCATGATATTTTATTTATTTCTATTAAGTTTTGCATTTGGCTTTGTTATAACTTGGTTCGCAATTGAACCAGAAAAAAGCACGACTATTTGGCTCTACAAGAAATAAGTTTTTCAAACGAATAGAATTTTGCGTTAGTTTCGGCCTAAAAATTGGCATAAAAAAAAGCGTCGGGAGGGGAATCACTCCCCTCCCTTTGTTTTCTTTGACCAAATGCCAAGGCATAGCCTACATTCCCACAAAAGGGCTTGACTATCCGAGCCTAAATAGAACCCTTTCATTCTTCTTGCGATGGTTTTTTCACCGCAATATGGGCATTTTTGCTTAAGTCCCATCACTTTCCGCCCTTATCGTCAGACATCAAACGCTTCATGTATTCTTCAACGCTTTCATCGGTGATAGAAGTACCACCGAATGCGGCAAAGAATAGAAGCATAAGAACGCCAACGAAAAAGATTAAAGAAAACCAATCCCATGTCGTCATTACCAACTCACCTCCAAGTCTTTATGTTCTCCCTTTTCAATAGAAAAGGCTTTTACAATTCCATTTTCTTGACCATGTTTCCAAAGGTCATACACCAATTGGGTGTCTTTTAGACAATACTCAACTACTTCATCATACTGGCCCATTTTCCAAAGGCGAGGAGCGTCTGCACTCTCCATGAGTTTAGAATCCTGCATTGTGCATTTAACTAAATTTTTAAGTTGAAACCTTTCACCATGTTCTTTTAGCAGAATTTTTGAAGTATCAATGTATTGTTTTTCTTTGATGTATTTTGTAATACAAAAGATGTCCATTGAGTCTCGCAATACGGGTAAGTCAAATGCGGCTAAGTTATGCCCAAGAAGAAGACCGCCCTTTTGGAAATGGTCATCCAAATCATACTTTAATTGCTTAAGAGGCTTGACTCCAACATTTGATTTTTGGAAGGTATCAAGGGGAGCATCAACATAAACTGTTCCTTTGTCGCCATCCCAAGTGGCAACAGTTGAGACTTGAAACATATGCGTGTTAGCAAATCCGCCAATTTCATAAGACATATTCTTTGTCTCAATGTCCAAGGCAAGAACAGACACTCTAATCACCGTTAGACCAGAGTTTGCTAATCTTCTCTTCTTCCTTGTTCACTGGCTCATCAGTATCGGTTCGTCGCTTAAGGAAGCAAACAATCTGCTTATTGGCTACAATCAATTGAGAACAACATTCCCAACCTTCTTCGCCATATGTGTTCAAAGACTCAATAATAGCCTTTGGCCCTTTCTCAACTTGAAATACCAAATAGGTGTTTTCCCACTTCATCATTCTACACTCTCCAATAATCTAACATACCAACTTCGGCCTTCTTTGATTTCTTCGTATCTGTGTCTAACCACATCATAATGTCGGTAAATTTGCGCTCTTGAGATTTTTGCTTTTGCTCTCACTTGAGTTAAATACAAGTTTTTATTCACAAATCCTGCTTCATCAGCCTTAATGTTGGTAAATTTTCCAGCCTTGATATCTTCATAAACACTGATAAATGTGGTTTCAAAGGACTTTTCGTGCATCTGCTTACGCTTCGCTCGCAGGCTTCGCTCTAACCACCCCACCAGTTGGCTATAACAGTTTTGTACGATTTTGCCGGATGCTTGCACATGTTCACCCCGAACAATGAAGCGTTCTTCGGGCTTCACAATATCGGCTGATTCTCCAATACAACAGAGAGCAGACAACTTAATCATCGTCTGCATTAACCTTGTTGTGAAGTTTGAAGCAATTTCAGCAACATGGGGAGGGCAATTCATCAACTCTTTGTTCAGTCGGTTGTATTCCAATAACAATGATGGCCTAAATGATTCGTGAAAAGTTAAGGTCTTCATTGGGTCTTGGCCGACATCATTCCAGCGTTCCCTTACCATTTGATAGATTTTGTAAAAGCCATCTGCAAATTTATCAATTGGTGCATGGACATCCTCAATTGTTCCTGCTTTTTGTAGTTGCTCTAATCGCATTTGGTGTTGAGTATGGAAAGGTACTTCCCACACATACAGAAGCATTCTTTGTAGAACACCCTTTTCTGCCATAACATCGTTAAGATTCTTTGGTGGATAGGTCATAGCAATAACAGAGCGTTCCGAATAGCAGTTCATTTCCATTCCTTCCATAGAATCCAGTGCCTTGGAAATAACCCAAGACTTTCCTGCAAGACTATTCATAAGAGTATTCAAATAGACGATGCTTTGTTCTTTATGCTGGCTTTGTTTGAAGATACCCGAATACTCAAATTCATCCCAATGGGCTAATCCGCTTCCTTCAAGAATACCGGCCTGTCTTTTCATTTCATCCTCGCCATCATCGTTCTTAAATTGCTTCCATTTGCCAATAAGAACTGAATCAGTATAGTCGGTCACCCCGAAAATATCGTACTTACGAGGCATTTCTACGCCATCCTTTCTTGTTAGAGAAGGGTGGTTTGGCCGGTTTGCATTAATCTTCTCAAAGGTTTTCTCTGCAACTGGGCCAACAAAATTCCATAGAGTAGATTTACCCGTTCCGCTTGTTTGAACCCAACATAGATGTATTCTTGAATCCTCAACATTTCTTCCGTTGGGGATTCTTACAAAGTCTTTACATATGCTTCCAAGAAGCACAAAGCCACTGATTGCGGCAGGGATTTCGTTCCGTAGGGAAACTTCGCTTGCTGATTGATAGAATCGCTCAATAATTGAGGGCAAACCCGATACTGCTTTAGCATCCAGTTCTTCCTTTTGTTGCATGTATTCTTCAATGTTTTCTTCTTCATAAAATTCTTCATTCATATTTTCACCTTCTCTTCTGAGTTTAATGTGGAGATAATTCTTTTGGCTAAGGTTTCTCCAATACCTTCAACGCCTTGAATTTCAAATTCAGTGCATTCACCAATTTCCATAATTGAGCCGAACTCTTTTATGAGGGCTTTCGCTTTTTTAATTGAAACTCCCTTTATGCTTGTTAGCAAATCAATCCTCAAATCATCTGTTGTAATTCTCTTGAATACTTGAGGTTGAATTGTTGTTCTCTTGAACGGTTTGATTTTGGAAACGCCCGTGATGATGAGGGCGGCTTCACTTTCAGTTGAAACCCAAACGGGCTTCGCATCCATATCAAGAATAATTCTTCCTATTGCCCCCAAGAATTTATTTCTTAACATGATTGCCCTGCCTTTTGGGGGCATTTTTGATTGAGAGTTTTCAATAATAGTAAGAATTGCATCATCCATACTACCGTAAATAATCACAACATTTGTTTGATAGTGCCTATCCATATTGTCTAACTGAGTCCAAAGCCTCTTTGAAAGGACTGAACCCAAAAAATCTACTGCTGATTTTGCTTCAAAACAAACATCATCATACACATAGTCGCCTATTTCAATCCACTTCTTTTCCGTGGCAATGTTTAGGGACTTGGCCTTTCTTTCAACTAATTCCGACAACTTGGAGTTTTCTCTTGAATCAATAATTAGCATCATGCATACCTCCAACACTTTCCAATACAGAACCCTTCGCTAATTAATTTTTGACAATGTGGTGTGTTGTAGTTATTATACACTGTGAACTTTGCGTGTTTCTTTGTTGTTCTTTTATCCCAATCAAGCCATACCGAATTCGATTCTCCAAAGACTCTTTCCAGTTCATCAACTACGAGGTTTAGCACTTCTTCTTTAAGTTGCTGTGTATTTAGGTCTTGGTAGCCGGACAACAAATCCCGATACCACGAAACCAAATATGCTCTTGCTATGTGGGAAGGATTCTCAGTCATGGTTGCATTGTGGAGACAGGGGAGGATAGGCAATTTGCCTACCGTTTTAGGCACTGATACTTCGCCTTCTACGGCCTCTATGGGTGGGGCTGATGGGAACACTACCTTAGCATTTCCTTGCTTGCGAAAGGGAATATAACGAGGCCCCTTAGCAAGACTTAAGATGCTTTCAACATCACCTTCTAAATCCTCTTTTAACAAAGGAATGCAAAAGTAAGGGTTTCCTGTTTCATCCGAAGAAGACATATTAACTGTGTTTGGGATTCTTCTAAGGCGGGTAATTTGTCCCACCCTGTCATCAAGCGTTATGTTCTTTCCAACTTGTTCAATCAAATACTGCTTAACATCACGGAAAAAGAATTGAATGCTTCTCATGCTTTCTGCTATTTCACCAAAAACAAATAGATGAAAACCTCGGCCAGAGAAAAATAGAGTGTGTTCGTAATCTTTCTCATAGACTAAACCCATGATAGTTTTCAAATCCCTCCATGCATCATGGATTGAATCGTCGTGTGCATCAAAATCAAGAAAAACCCTGTCAAGAATAACCGAGGAGTCATCCTTTGCAGTTTCATAGAAACGCTCAAAATCATAAACCGTCGTATAGACATTGGTTCTATTGTTCTGTGCGTTTATGAAATTGATGTATTCATTCCTTGAGGACACTATTTTTCTTTTCATTTGTGGGGCGTTCCTTATGTGGCTCCCCGCCCAAACTTCCCGTGGATATTTCATTTTTATTACCTCCAAAATTAACTGTGGCTTCACCAAGCATTGAACGAATTGTTTCCGCTATTTCTCCGCTTAGTGTTATTTTTACTGCTTCTCTCATACAGTCTTCGTATGTTTGTCCGACAAATACTTCTTGTATTCGTATCTCTCTAATCAATTGAAATCTTTCAGTGAATGTCATTTCCGAATACAATTCCGAACATAGTGAATCAATCGTTGCCTTGAGATTTGAGATTTCAGTAAATGTCCATTGTTTTGATAAGACCTTTGCTCTAATCATCTCTTCCATCATAACCACGAATCCTGTTGCGCTCCTTCGCAAATACCAAAGAAAGAACAATGGCTACAAGTTTTGTAATAAAACTTAGGCGCAAAGTGTTTATTTTCATAGGCATGAATTAATTCGGCAATATGATTCATAACAGAGGTCATTGTTCTTGTTTTGATAGGCTCAACTGTTATGTGATTTGCCACGGGATAATACCAGCCCCAATGAGATACTTCCATATCCTTTGATAGGCCATGCATTTGAAGAACTTCTTCTGTTGAGTTTTCAATCATCAATTGGTAGAATGCCATTTCCTTTCTCATACCCGTTGCTTTGTAGTCTTTCCATCCTCCGGTCTTGTATTCAAAGGGAATCAGTTTTCCGTTTTCAATAAATACTCGGTCAATAATTCCTTGGAGACGCACCTTGTAATCTCTTTGCAGAGTGAATTTCTTATGAGTGTCTTTAGGAATCATTACTTCGCAATCAAATTTCTTTTCATTAATGACTGGCAAAAATTCATCTGTCTTTCCTTCCGCTACTGCTTCAATAAAGCGTTGGGCTTCAAATGCCGCCACCGTTAAAGAAACATCGTAGTATTCATCTACTGGCATCAAAGAGTTGCAGTATTCCATGATTTCTGTATTGTTCATTTTCTCTGCCTTCTTAATGTCAAAATCATCAAAAAATGCTTCTCTGTGGTTGTGAAGAATTGTTCCTTTACGCATTGCTTCTGTTTGGTCTTGAGACAAACGCTCAACATAGGAGAACTCATATTTCTTAGGACACCAAACGAATGACATAAGAGAAGACTTAGAAATCTTCAAAATCGGTTCCGATGGGTCGGAATAGTTCTCCGGCATCCACTTATATGTGAATTCTTTCATTTCTCCAAGCGATGCTTCGTATGCTTCTTCTTTATTCAAAACCATTCCTCCAGTGTTGTTTGTCCTTTTATTGTTCTAATGTTGTTAATTTGCCAACCCATCGCTTCATAGATAGGTTTAGCCTTTCTGATAAGTTGCTCTGCATAGTGGTGATAGTCGGGCGTATAGGTGTTAAAATCCGAAAGGATTGTCCCCGAAACATACTCAACATCTCGCCTCTCTTTTGTCAAAGGGTTCGTGTATTTATCATTGACCCCCGACACCTTCAAGAAAATGTAAGAGTCATCAAAGGTAGTGTTCTGCTTTTCCCAAGCATAGAGAACGCCAGCAATACCGGAACCAATTGAAGGGCGTTTGTCTTGTTCGGTTGTGAAGTTTTTCGGATTCTCTCCGCATCTTTCACACGCATAGACATTTAACATATCACGCATATTGAACTTTGCTCGGCACTTTTTACATTTCAGTTTAAATCTCTCTTCTTTCAACCTACTTCTCTTTGCTAAGTCGCTGATGGGTACTTCTCCATTCACCACTTTTTTGTAAGTTTCTGCGAGATAGGTGTTTATCTCAGCAAATGTCTTTTGGTTTGCCCACATCTTTAACAAAGTTGTTTGGAACTCCTTTGCTAATTTTGTTTCGCTAACTCGCTTTGCAGTGAAGCCAGTCATGGTGAATTTTGGTTCATCCAAATAAGAACCATCTTCCCATGTAATCATTCCTGCGTTTCTGTTTTTGACCGTACCGACACCCAACGCTGAATAATACTTCTCAAACTCCAAACTAACGGGATGCTGTTCAAGTCCGAGAACATTCGGGAAACTTTTTTTGACTTCATCTTCAATCACCTTGATTGCTTTTTGTGCGGCTTCCACGGAATCAATTTGCACATAGATAGAATCGGTATGTCCATAAACCACTTTCATGTTATCAGCCTCGGTAATGCACGAATAGCATTCCAACGGGTTCACCTGCAAGTTTCGCTACCGTTTCTTGTAGTTCCGTAATTTGTGCTTTGATGTTTTGTAGTTTCTGCATATCAGCATACAGAGAATCCATTTCATCAGCAATATGTTCCTTCATTTGTTTAATTTCTTTTAGGGTTTCAAAATATAGTTTTTCTTCTTTCATAATACCACCACCAGTAAGGTAATAATTGTTGCGATATTGACGACATTTACCATCATCAAAATCTTGTTGCTTCTATTTATCATGGCTAGCAACTCTTCCAGTAATTCATTCGTTCTGTCCATCATCATTTTTATTCACACCTTGATTAATCTCAACTATTTGAGCGTGTCTTTTGAGATTATTCATCATGCTAAGAATCTCTTGGACTTCTTCTAAAGTAATATCCCAAGTTTCCTCAGTATCGTATTCTACTTTAACCAATACAAATTTAGTTCTCATTTGCCCATCTCCATTCTTTGTAGCATTTCCAGCAAAGTCCATGATTTGGATGAATAGCCGTTCTTTTTCTGCATCGTTTGCATATTTTCATACTTTCATCTCCTTAGCCTTAAATGCCGCTAAACGAATTGCTTCTCTTGCACTTGCAGTAATAGATGCGGCTAAATCTACATCAGCCCAACCAAAACCTTGGAAGGCAACGATACCATAGAAAGAAGCCATGAGTCTTTTAACCGCCATTTGATTGTTATACCACTTTTGATATTCTCCATTGTTCGTCTCTCTTGCTTCTTTCATCAGTCGCTTGTAATCGTTCCGCAACTCTTTCAACTCAAGGACGGCTCTCGGAAGAAGCCCCAGTTTATCAGTCTTATAGTAGAGCATATCCCGGTGTTTTACATCGCTGAAATCTCTTGGCGTTGAGATGTTCACGGCAAACTCTGTTGGTTCTTCCGACTTGGTTTCCCAAGAAATGTTTCGTGCAATCATCATTGAAGGGTAAAGTCCTGCATAGTCAAATGCGGCCACATTCAAATGAAGCCCTTGAGTTTGTTCACTCAATGGGTCGTAAATCATAGCCCCGTCATATTCTCGGCGTTCAATATCTCTGTTTCCTGTTGGTGCTTTCCAAGTAGCGTTTCGCATAAAATAGATTGAACCCATATGACTTGCATAAAAACAAGCATCAAAGGGTGCTTTCAACAAACGCTGTAATGAAACAATTGCTTCACTACAAAAGTTTGTTTCGTCAATACGCACTAATAATTCAACATCAACCACAGCATACTCCAAATACACTTCTGTATCTTCTAACCATGCTCTGCGGAAAAATTCGTTTTTGTCTTCAAATTTACCCTTCTTTACTTTACCTTCACCAAAAAGTGTTTGTGAAACATACTCAAGACTTAGAGAAGGTAATGTTCCTCTTTGTGAGTCATTCCATTGACGCTCAAAAGCAAGGTCAAGAGAGAGACTTATGCGGCCCCCTACGGGCTGTTCAATGGGTGAGAAACCCTTTTCAGCATAGGCAAAAGAAAAGCCTCCCTTAGTCGCCTTAACCCCCTTAACGCTGGCAGTTGGAGATATGATGCGGGGGTCAATTCCCAAAGCACAAGCCCTCTTGAGAAGATGAGGCAAGTCAAACTTATTTCCAAACCAAGCAATTAACATATCGGGGTCTTTCATAATCATTGTATTCAAAAAAGAATCTATCATATCCCTTTCACTGCTAAAAACAAAACAGTTTGTCTCAGTATTGGTTTCTTCGGGAAACCAAACCCACTGTAAATACTCTTTATCGTAGTTATCATATGCAACAATCGTTGTAATGCAATCGTGAAACTCTCCACCCTGTTGCCATTCCATATCCCAATACCACTTACGCATTTCATACTCTGGCATTTTGTTGATTTCATCAACAGCATACCTAAAGTGATAAGGAACATCGGCTTCATAGGTTTTAGAAAACTCTTCTTTTGCTTTACGAATATCAAAGGAAGATTCAACATAAACTTTCTTCAACTGTTGTCCTTCCAAATTAAAGAAGTCGCCTTCTTCATATTCAAATTGACGCTCAATGTATTTTGATGGCTTGTAGTGTCTAGGGGTTTCATTTTCATGAACATAAAAATATGGACGGAACGGAACGATGTTCCATTTCTTCTCGCCATTTTCTCTCCAAGATGTGTATATATTTTGACCTTTATTCATTTTACTAATTATCATTCAATCACCAATTTGTGGGGCTTTTAGAATCATTCTGTCTTCTGCTACAATAAGCAGGGGAAAGTCATCCTTCACATAGAAGTTTAACAACTGTTCTTTATCAAAGAAGTTATGGATGGGGCTAGTATAATCAAGAGAAGCCGCTTCACCAAGAACGCTTACTGGGGTAATTGTTTCCGTGTATCTGTTCTGCACATTCTGTTGTGAAGAGAGAGTAATTGTTTCCTTGTTAAAGTTAAGGCTATACACTCCACTCTTGACCAATTCGCAATTCTTGATACAAGATTTGAATTGGTCGGACACTAAAGAAAAGGCTCCCTCAAAGGTTGTCTTGCCAAAGGTAGGCAATTTATCCAATACAGCCGACCATACGATTCCTTTCGTTCTTTCCAAAGAGTTTTCTAAAGCATCCATAGCAGGATGATTTACAACTTTAGGTAGGCTCGCTTGTTTTCCTGTTTGGGTGATTGAAATAAAATCACCACCCGCCACAGTAATATTGTTCTTGAATGATTTTAAGTACGGTAAAACAACCGTTGCATCAACGACACAGTTTCCATTTTCTTCACCAATAACGGGAAGGGTAATTTTAGCCATGAAGATGGCTGAACCATTTACAATAGAAAGGGTGTTTCCTTCAAGAACAACATAGATGTAGTCGCCCATTGAAGCGTTGCCGAAACCCTTTGAGGTTAGGGACTTTCCTTTGACACGAATACTTTCAATTGCTTGTTCTAGTTCTTTTGCGCTAACTGTAAATTTCATTCTAATTTCTCCTTTAGTTTGTTCAATTCTAATTCTAGTTCTGCTATCTTTTGCAGGGTTTTCTTATTCTCTTTTCTTTTCTTAGCGAGAGAAACAATATCCGACCAAAGATGATTATACTCTTTATATACGACCAAACAAATGATTCTTAGTTTTTCAATATCCTTTTCTTTCAAAAGAAAATCTGGAGCATCCAAATTTATAGAACTCCAACGGTTAAATAGATAGTCATAGTTAGCCTTTCCTTCGTGAAGTGTTGATTTATGTCTCTTTCCCCGATTACTTCGTGTTTCGTAAGTATCTAAACAATATGCACAATCACAGTGCATAAAGCATAGGTCTTTGTTGTGGTTTAGGCACTTCTTAAGTCTGGTATTAAAATCCTTTACCATGACTTTACATCTGTCTCCTTTTTTAGAGCCACCACCACTGGCAGAATTAATACCGCAACATTGTTTCGGTTTCAAATTTTACCCTCCCGTAATTCGGGAATACCGTTCCAAACAATATTTGGTGGGGTTCCTTCTCGGACTGTCCAGCGTGTGCCGACCAAGTTTCCGTTTGTTCTTGAACCAATCAATTGTGCGACATAGTGCATTTCACCTTTGACATTCTTTCGGGTGCAGTGAATCTCTTGCTCAAGTTTTCCGCCCCAATCACGCCATGCTGGTTGAACACCAACAGGAACATTGTCCACATATTTTTCTGCTTCGTGAGTAATGTAAATCACATCACACTTCAAACGATAAATAGAAACCATTAATGCTTCAAATGTTTTATTTCTTGCACCGTATTGAAACGGCATAATTTTCGTCACCTTCGTTGGGTCAGGATTAACTTTGAGAATACAACTGTTAAACCAAGTGTCCACACCATCAAGAACAAAGATAGGATTCTCCCCTTCTTCAATCTTTGAATGAACATACTTCACAAAGTCTCTTGAGTTTTGCTCGGACTTGTGAATATCCAATTGTGCTTCTTTGTCTTGAACGATAGGGTCAAACACTTCAATTCTTTCTGTTGCGTCATGGCAAGTAATCCATGTAGATTCTACGCCACTATCCCAATCAAGAACATAGATTTTCCTATCGGGGAAATCAAGTGCCAGTCCAGTTTTTCCAGTCTTGGGCATGCCCCAAATACCTAAAACCATTCTTGATTTTTTGTTCTCTCTTTTCTTCTCCATTTGTTTCTTATGCATTTCCAAGAATGTTTCACTTGGTAAAGCATTTCCTTTACTATTTGTTAGTCCCATTTTTCATCACACCAATTTATTTTCGTCAATTCTAGTTTTTGAATTCTTACTCATTGTCCAATACTGAATAATACTACGAAGCGATTCAAGGTCATAACAAACATACCTCGCTTCTTTCTGTCCAATATGAAACTTCACCCAGTAAGTTCCAATTTCATTTTCGTTTTCTTTGTAAGTAATAAAATCTACATTTGCTAAATCAACAACATATGCATTTTTCTTCACTAAAAATCTTTCTCCGATTAAATCTTTCATTTTTTTCACCTTTTGGTTTGATAGGCTTCGCACCTATCCGAATGTCATTCTACCGCCAACATTTACACGGTTCCCAAGGTTTCCAGCGCAAGGGAGGAATCAAAACCAGTCAAAGTCTTTCTCCACGGGTTGGGCGGATTCAACGGGTGAACCCACACGCTCAACACAAAGCACACCAGCAACATTGATTGTTGTTGGTTCTGCTTCTCCATCAACCATTCTTTGACTTGTTCGGCCAATCACGATAACAGTAGAACCGATACCGAAGTCCAATTCAAGATGTTCGGGAATCCAACAAGTTGTCATGGCATCCGATTCAAAGTCAATTTCAGCATTGAGGTCTGTAATGTTGATGATTCGGTTTCCGTTCTTTGTTGGAGTCATGTTCATATTGCACACGGTTCCATCGGTAATCACGAAACGCTCCTTTGAAGCCTTACTCTGCAATAGAATGTGAGCCTTATCAATTTCAACCAAGGCTGAAATGTGGTCGTTGAAATGTTCCTTCAAACAGTTCTCAAAGGAAAAGTCGGACATATCTCGGTAGGCGTCGGCTTCGGGGTCAATCTCCGAATTGATGAGAAGACTCTTGAGAGTCGTATCAGTTGCTCCGTAAATGTCAGTCCCATTAGAACCGGCAACACAAATGAAGTGAACCCATTCAAAGGTACTTGGAGCAAAGTCAATTCCTCCTTGATTCTTGTAGGAGAAGAAATACGGTTGCATTTCTCCACCGGCAACGGAACCAAAGAAAATACCAGTGCGGCGGAATTGTTCTTTTGGTAGGGGCTTACCGTAATTGTTGTTTTTGCCACCATTCATGTAGGTTGCCGTAGCATCAAGGGGAATGTAGATTCTACCATCATCAAGAGTTTCTGCTCCTTTGGGTAAAGTACCTACAACCTTTTCTTCATAGTTTCCGTTGAAGTAGCGAGACACCGTAAATTTCCCAAGAGCGTTTTCTGTTGCTACTGCAACAATTCCATTCTCAAGAGCATTATCGGAATCACGAAGGTATTCTTCCTTTGCTTTGTTTCGGTTCCACGACATCATATCCCGTGGTGCATCAAGAGACAAAAAGAATCCAAATGCTGGCTTGAAAAGAGAATCGCTTTGTTGCTGTTGCTTTCCGCTTGATGCAGAGCGCTTCGCATTTGCGACATAGTTTCTCCATAGTCCAAGACCGATGGGGTTGTTCGTTTCAATGTGGCTTTCGCTACAAATCTCGGCAAACTTAGTGTTTGCCTCTTCAGTGGTAAGACCAAGAATCTTAGCACCTGCTTCTATTTCTTTCACAGTTTTTTCTTCCATGTTTTTTCACTTCCATTTTTTGTTTTGTTTTTTTTTTGTTTTTACAACAGTTGTCCCACCATCCATGATAAAAGCACTTTTGGGGTCATACTATTGGAACGGTATTCACATTCTCCGATTGTTCGGAGAAATTTAAATTTCAAGGTGCTATCAAGCCCCTTTGAGTTGATGACTGAATCGTGTAAGCCGACACAAATTTCTTTTGTTGTTCGGCCTTTGTATAACAAATCATGTAATTCACCTAATACATTTGAATTCTTATTCGTAAGTTTAATGAGTATTTTATGGTATTCTTCCAATGAAACATCAATTTGTTTTTTGAGGGTTGAATTGCTGGCTTTAGCAGCCTGTATCTCGGTAATCGCCCTCCGCATATCACCGTTCATAGAGTATATAAAAGACCCTAACTCTTCATCGTTAAAACGACTTATTTCTTCTTTAAGAAGAATATCTTTTACCATATCTAACATATGGTCATTTGAAATCGCTTTGAAATGATAGTTCGCACATCTACTTTGTAGAGCAAAAATGATTTTGTTTCTATCATTGCAGGTAATAACAAAGCGAATATTACTTGCATAACGCTCCATAATTCTCTTTAAGGCATTTTGAGCATCAGTAGTCATTCCATCCATTTCGTCAAGAAGCATCATTCGGAAAGGAACCTCTCCAATAGTTCCGCTTTGGGCTACTTGACGAATAGTTGTCCTAACAGTCTCAAGCCTTCTATCATCAGAAGCATTTACTTCAAAGAAGTTATCTTTGAAGTTATCTTTCAAAAACTCTTTAGCAACAACAATTGCGGCAGATGTTTTGCCATTTCCAGGATTTCCGTATAATAGAAGATTAGGCATATCTTCTGTCTCAATCCAAGAACGAGCATCCATTACAAAGTGTTCTTGTCCTTTAATATCGTTAATTTTATTTGGTCTGTATTTTTCTGTCCATAGCATTTTAATCACCATATATAATCTTTCATGTGCATTTTACATTTAAATGCGGGTCTTCGGCATAGAAGGCAAAAAGCATTTCTAGCCAAAGTAATTCTTGTGTTTCCACAGTTTGGGCATTCTTTTATTTTCCAAACTGGGCGCACTACTCTTCCTCCATAACATATGTCCAATATGCAGGAGACTTTCCTTTCTTGCTGACCCTTACAAATTGAGGGTAAAGTCCCGAACTAAGGATAGAAGAGACTTGTTGTTTCGTTGGAACATTTCTCCAACGCTTTGTTTTCCCTTTGCGGGTATAGGCTAACAGCCCTAATAATCTATCAAAAATGATATGAGTGGGTAAAGTCTGTCCTTTGAGGACTTCCGTAATTTTCTCTGGTATTTTCTTTTGTAATTTCAATTTCATATAAAATCCCCCAATGAGGTTTGCTGAACCTTGATAGGGTCAGTCTTCTTTCGCCGTTTCTTTTCACCAAGTTTAAGCAGACGACATTCTGCATTGTTCAACTTTGTTTTTGCCCAAGTCTTGAAGTCTTCATCCTCAAATAACTGAGAAAGAAGTTTCGGGTTTCTTACACCGAGCCTTCTTGAAAGACTTGGGATTTTTGAATAGGTGCCTCTTCTTGGCATTTGAATGCGACCAATCATGTTTCCCACATGAGCATAGGAAAGCATTTCATAGAAGTATCGCTGGCTCCATCTTCTTCTCACGATACCATCAACGAATACTAAGCGATTTGGATGCATATTTTCCGAGAGCCAAGTTAGAATTTGGGTGTCGGATGGTTTGTTGAATAGCATTAACTCACAAATCATATCCCTATCCTTTGTTTTAAGATATTCCATCACCAAGGAATAGGTATCTCTTTCATATGAAAAGGGGGCCTCGCTCCTTGGAGCAAGAGTTTCTATGCTCTCTCTTAAATGGTTTTTTGAACCGGCCCTTTTTACTTGGCACATTGTTTTAATTTCCTTTGGAACGCTCTTTTCATTAACAGAAGTCAAAACTACTTGACCTCTATAATTTCTAAGAATGGTTAGGATAGCATCTTTCTCTGGTTTGTAGTGAACATCTTCAATGATAATTCCATTCTCTACGGGAATAGAGCCAATATCATAATCAATTGAATTAGCATAGAAAACAACTGGGTTTTCCACAAAGGTTTTTGCCTTTTGTGATTTACCTGTGCCTACCTTTCCTGTGAGAAGTATTGCTCTTTTTTTATTGAGATTCGTCAGTCCCATGTAATACACCTTTTAATTTCAGTATTTGTTCTAGTCCCTTTAGCGTCCGGTGTTGTTTGGTATCAACAATTGAAGCAATTTGCACGAAGGGATTGAGCGTATCATTGTGATTTAAATTATTCCAAGTATAGGGGGTTTCGCTAACAATGATATTTAGAACGCTCTGTATGTTTTTAATTCCCCTAACTGAGAGAATCGGACTTTTTCTTCTTACCGATTCGTTTCTTCTTACTTTACTTTCAACACCATAAGTAGTCATGGCTCTGGCAACCCCGCATAAAAAATCATATGATGGCATCCTGATGTCTATTGCTAATTTAATAGCATACCCGATTCTCATTCTTTCATCCGATTGAACACGGCAATGAAACTGCGCCTTGGAAAGTAAAATTCCTGTAAGCATCGCCCGACTAAACATTACTCTCAGTCTCCTTCATTCCCAAATAGTCTGCTTTGTATCTTAGATACTGAAAACCGTCCAAAATAGTGTCTTTTATTATTTCTTCATCAAGTTCATTTTCAGCAACGCCAAAAATTATTCTTGTCCCTTGATAACAGTTAAGGAGATTAGCCTGTTCTTCTTCTATGTTTTCAACAATAACAACAACTCGTTCCTTTCTTATTTCAGTGGCATGAACAATTCTAAAAAAGAGTCCACGATTAACTATTTCAATCTCTTCTTGGCTTGGATTACCAAATATAAAAAAGGTGAAAGTTCTCACCTTTTCAAACTTAGCAAGTAGTTCATTTAGTTCTGGATATATAAACATCTAATCAATCCTTGATGTATTTTTCGTTGGCTTTCCAATAACCAGCAACTCTTTCATTTGTTTCAAGCCAGTGAATATGGGCGGCAGTGATTCGGGCATCGCCTCGCTCCAATGCGTTTTGTTCGGCATTTGTTATCACATTTGCGATAGCGGTTTCTGCCCATTCATAGAGAAAGTTCTTTGCAGTTCTTGAAATCTGCAAGTCTGTATTTTCTTTCATTATGCTTGTGAGGTTTAATTTGCTTCGTGTGCGAGGCCTAATGACTACTGGTTTTTCGGGAGTAATTAATTTACCATCTGCCATGTACGGGCATTCCCTTACAGGGATTTTTGTTGGTCGCCCTTGGTCATGTAAAACATTCTTAAGGTGAGCAATCTCCTGTTCAATTTTGATGCAACGATAGGTATTTCTTTTCCCGTTATTTACGATAATGGTCAATCCACCAACTTCAATCATTCCATAGCCTCCAAGTCTTTGAGCGTATTAATGTCCGAAACAAATTTATCATCACGAATACGCTTACATCGTGGGAAGCGCAGACCGATGTTGTTTGCCGTATCTCTTGAAATCAAGTCTGCTCTTACTTCAAGAACAACAACAGGATTTACATTGTAGGAATTACCTTCATAGGAAACAATATTTCTTCGTAGGGTGTTGGTCAATGAAATTAAATCCATATCGCTGAATCCTGTTCCGACATATCCGATGCTTTGAAAACCATCATCCGTGGCCACAGCCATTTCAAATGTGGCAAAGACATTTGATTTCTTTCCTTCACCGTATTGGGCTGAAAGAACCACCACATCAAGTTCAATCAAAGGTGGCTTGTATTTTGCCCAACCCTTTGAGCGCTTACCTGCTTCATATGGAAGAGAAGCGTCTTTAACAATAATTCCTTCAAATCCTTCGCTAATTGCGACATTGTAGAAAGCCATCACATCTCCATCTTCGGGCATTCGTTGTGCTTGGTCAGGGTTGTCCTTAAATCGTTCAAGGCGTTGGTCATAGCGCAAGCCCATAATCGTCTCGCCAGCCCACTTTAAACAATCAAAAATGACCCATTTCACCTTAACCCTTTCCATGGCTTCTTCAACATTCTTTGAATGAACACGGGTTCCCATCCGTTTGTGTTCGGCAGGAGAACCGTCTTCATTGATGGGGTAAATCTCTCCATCAAAAATCACATTATCCACTTCATAATTGCGAACAATTTCTGCAACATCTGGGAATTGCTTTGAAACAATTTTGCCTTTCCGATTGAAAATAATAACAGATTCACCTTCTTTGTGAATTTGATAACGGTTTCCATCGTATTTGAAATCAACAATTTTATTTGCCGGCCACTTATTCATAGGCAAATCTTGTGCAAGCATGGGTTTAACAAAACTACCATGACTTAGAGTAGTCGGGGGCTTCTCTCCCATGTCGTAGTATTGTGAAACAATATCAACTGAGTTGAAATTCAAATCTCTTTTGACATCTGTAATTTTCTTGAGATAATACGAAGCCATGATTTTCTCAACGGTTCCCCGATTGATTCCGTTCCGTGGTTTTCGCAACCAATAGCGAACAAACCAACGGCGTTCATTTGCTGACATATTCAGCATGGCCTGTTGAATCATCCGATATTCCTTTGAATCAAATTTACCACAATTCAATTCTAAAAGGCGATGCACATAATTCAGCGTGTATTTCTTTTGTGTCTCTGCGGAAGGGTCTAACTGATAGACGACCTCCCCTAAATCATTGTGTAGATACAATTCGTTATCTATCTCATCATCAAACATATTAAAAATGCTTGAAATCCATTTCTTTGCTTTAGCCAATGCGATGCTATTTGCTTTCAAAGAGTCTTTATTCAAGATAGATAAAGCAGTTCGCCTTGGGCTGGTTTGAGTATTAAAACTCGCCATTCCCTCGGAAAACATTTTTATCGTTTGTGTCGGCTTCAATCTGTCCGTTGCTTGTAGTAGTCTCGCTAAGTTCGTCCATGTCATTCGTAATCATCTCCTTGTTATTGTGTATTTCTTTTATCAGTTGTTTTAGAAGGGTACTGATTCTTCCTTCGTGTTTTTCCGAGTATTGCCACATGGCTCTCGCCAAATAGTTCCAATCACTCTTCTTCATTTGTTTCCACATCCAATGTAGATAGTAGGCGCACAAAATTAATCATCATATTGTGCGCCAATTGTGCTTCTTGTTCTCTGTTTCTTTCAAGAAGTCTTTGGGCAAGGTGCATCAAAGACGCTTGAGTGATAGAAGGGGCTACCTTTGCTAAAGAACCGTTTCCATGTATTTCCCAAAAGCAAACGAAAGTCGCTCTTGTGTAAAAACCAGCATTTGCTGATTCATTGTAGCCCATGTTAAACATGTCCAAAAAGTGGCCTTCAAGGTTCTTCTTTTGCTTCTTTGCCCACTTCTCAAAGCGTTGGTCATTGGTTGCTATACGGTACAAAATTTCCATTATTCTTCCTCCTCTAAATTCCAACTTGCATTTCTCAATGCTTCAAATAGAGCAACCCTAAATCGGTTGTAGGCATTTTCAACATTCTCCTTTTGGATTCGTGTTCCACGGCCACCAAGAGGCGGCATGGATTGTTCAACGAATAATAAAAACTCATCAAGAATTTGCCCACAATAACGGTTGGCTCTACCAACTGCTTCATAGGTGATACTTCTTCCTTTACAACCATTTTTGATGGCCGCTTCTCTCATCGCTTGCTCAGTGTGTTTCTTAACTGTCTTCATCTAACTCTCTCCTTAATATTTCATACAGCATTTTCGCTTCTTCAATGTTTAAGCGAATGCCTTTTCTTGTCGGTTTATCGTTTTGAAACCAACGAATGTCAAGCACTTCAATGTTCCAATACATTCCACGCTTGACAATGATTTCATCCTTTTCGTTTCGGATAATTCTTCCTGTAATTTGTAAATCCGTCAATTCATCCACCCCTGTTTAAATTTGTCAAGTTCTTGTTTTGAGGTAAAGTATCTCGGCGTATCTAAATCATCTAAACGATTTACAATCCAACAGGCCCCACCAAGAGAAGAAATTTGAACAACTTCATATTGGCCTTGATTTACTTCAAGGACTTCAATGGTGTTCACTTCCGGCGTTAAGCCATACTTCTTGGTTAATTCCGAGGCAACTGTTCTAATGTTCTCCGCCACATATTTGATGATGTGCGCTCTTTGAATTGGTATTTTGGGAGCAACATCAATCTTTAATGAGCCTGTCATTTTACAGACATGGCATTTATTTCCCTCACAAATAGGGCATTTAATTTGAGCCTTATGTGGTGCGGGTAAAACAACTGTTATGGCCTTCTTCAATCAGTCCACCCCATGATTTTATTGACTCTTTCTTGAAGTATCTTGGAAACATCGGGCCTTCCCATCGTTGAAATGATGGCCATAGCATCATTAATTACGGCTATTAGCGTGTCCATGTTTATTCCTCCACCAATACTGCAACTTCTGTTGAATAGAACAACTGTGCAATTGACATAGCGGCAAGAAGACTATTCTTGGCAACCTTTACTGGGTCAAAGACTCCTTCTTCTTCCAAGTTAGCCATTTTGCCACTTAATGCATTAAAGCCCATAGGATATTCTTCGGGAGGAACGGGGGATAGATTACTATTCTCAAAGAGGGCTTCGTAGGGTGCGCTCATAGCGTCCTTGAACCAATTTGGTGCATCAATTCTTTGAGAAACTTCCATCAAAGCACGACCCCCACCAACAACAATACCTTCTTCTAAAGCCGCCTTTGTTGCATTCAAAGCATCGTCAAGGCGTTCTTTCTTCTCAAGCATTTCAATTGAAGAAGAAGCACCGACTTTGATTGTGGCTACCTTTCCACGAAGGCGAACAATACGGGACTTTAGGCGAGCCGCTTCAAAACCTTCCATTGATTTGACTTGTTCTTTCAAGTAGTCAATTCGGTTAAGTGTGTTGCCTTTGCCACCAATCAAAACGGTTCTTTCCTTTGAAATAATAATGCGCTCGCATTCTGCTAAATCACCCTTGACAAATTGAGAGGCACTATCCTTGCTTTCTTCGGTGAAGACTTTACCGCCCATCAAACATTGAATGTCTCCTAATTCATCCAATTGTTGGTCGCCAAAGTTAGGCGCAAGAACAACCGCACATTCCACGGTTTTATTGATGATATTTGCCAGTAGATTATTCAATGCTGAACCATCCATCCCTTTACAGAAGATAACCAACGGTCTGCTTTGATTAGCGGCATATTCCAACAGCCCGATAATGTCCTTGAAGTTTCGGAATTTCATGTTTGACATGAACACCAAAGGATTCTCAAATACGGCTTTACCGTTTGGTTGGTTTGCCATCAAGTGGCTGATGTAGCCTTCGGGAATCTGCATTCCTTCTCGCACAATTAATTCGGTAATATGGGTTTTTGATTCTTCAACAGTCAAAGCACCTTCACGCCCTACTTCTTCAATTCCTGCTTGAATCAAAACACCAAGGTTTGGGTCATTGTTTGCCGCAATTGTAGCGACATTGAGAATATCATCATCCTCAATTTTGATTGACAATTCATCCAAACCTTGAAGCATTTTTACCTTCAAGTCGTCAAGAGTTTCATAGAACTTGTGAGCGTTCATCTCAGGCAATTGAGAAATCTTGGTGCAAAGCATTCTCGCAAGAATACAAGCCGTTGTGGTTCCGTCTCCCGAACCTTCTTGTGCTTTACTTGCTAGATTTTGAACCAATTGCACACCCATTTGAACATAAGGGTCTTCGTGAGAAATGTATTTGGTAATGGTCACCCCGTCATTAATCACAATTGGAGGGTTGTTTTGTAGAATAACAGTTTTGGCTTGAGGCCCAAGTGTTGGCTGAACGGTATCAGCCACCAAGTTAATTCCCTGCAATAGTTTCTGCTTTACTTCTTCTCCGTTGATAATCATTCAACCACCGCCATAACCATTTCATAGGGTACGAATTTGTAGCCATCATATTCTTGAATTGTTTTTGCCATAGAGAAAATAATAGTTTTCCCAACGAGGTTTTCATCACAAGCACAGGACAATACTTTGCCCAGATTGTTCTCTTTCATGGTGATAATACCATGACTTTGAACTTCTTGCTCAACAATCACAAAATTATTCATGGCCTTCATTCTTCTTCCTCCGAAGGAAGTGCAATCCATCCACGGCGAGTATTTGAAATCCAAGTATAAACATGAGTCTTGTAAAACTCTTTCAATTTCTTATCTCTTTCAGTCTTCTTTGACTTAGCCCATTGAATGCCCTTTTCTGTTTTTTGTTCATTCTTATCATTCGGGTGGTTCTTCATGTGGCGTTCCTTTCTTTCCGTCATAGGCATAGACTCATAGTAATGATTAGGCCTATCAGGGTATTTTGCCGCAGTATCTAATCCACTTTTAATGGACTTGTATGTTTGTTTTGACGATGTAAATTCTTTCTTCTTCATTCTTCTTCACCTCTTGGTCTTTGTTGTGTTTGTTCCGGTTCTCCATTCTCATAGATTTCCAGTTCGTTTTTATTGTGCTTGCTCCAAAAGCCATAGTGTCCTTTCGTGGACATAAAACTCCCAAGAACATATGCACAATTCATATGTTCTTCCCAAATGTTGATTGTTCTCCAATCCGTTCCGCTAAAATATGCGGCTCCAAATGGGTGAGTGTGAATCCAGCACTTGATAGGTAATTTCATTCCAATAAGTGTGGATGGGTCAATAGTCAAGTAATCAACATATCCTGCTGTTCCCGTAGAAACATAGATGTTATTCTTTGAATCAATAACCGCTTGGACTTCCAAGTGAGGAAGTATGTTTGATGAAGCATACCAAATAGCATCATGTAAAGCCAACGAATGTTCAGCATCTTGAACAACAGTAAAGTCTTCCCAACCCACTGTTGATGTTGCTTCCATCAAACATTTATTCCATGTTTCTTCAACATGACGACACGCTTCAATTCTTGCTTCTTCCAATTCCTTTCTTTTTTGCACGATTATTTTTGCTCTTTCTTCATTATTCATTTGTTTCACCTCTTAGGCGCATCAACTTATCGTTGAGTTTGTTCATTTTAGCGATTATACGCTTCTCCTTACGGCTTGAAGGAATCTTGGGTATGTAAGGTTCCTTTCGTTCTCGGACGGTCATAGCGGCCTTCCTAACAAGTTCTATGTGGGTCAGTTCTGTGCTGTCAATCAGTTGCTCAAGACGACCAGCACATTCAGCATAACTACAATTAAACCATTGTCGCACTTCATCAATACTCATGTCATAGAAATTAACCAGCAAGAATAAATCTTTCTTCGCATCCCAATCCGATGAAGTTTGAGTTTCTTCAACAATAACTTTAGTTTGTTGTAGTTTCTTCCATTTCATTTTTGTTGCGTGTGCTGAACGCTTATTTCCAGAAACGGATTCAACCGCATAAGCGACTGATTCAAATTCAGTCGCATTGGTAATCTTCAACAATAATTCCTCTTCTTCCTTTGTCCATTTTATTCCTCGGCTCATACATTCACCACCATATATTCTCTAACTTCTTCGCCGTTAAACCAGCGTTGAATCCATTGTGCGCCCAATCCTGCAATTGCGACTTGCATGTAATGAACGCCTTTATTTGTTCCATCCCATGAATCTCCTTGACAACTAAAAGAACCTTCTTCTCCGGCTAAAAGCATATCATACATCTTCGGGTCTGCTTTATGACTCACAAGTGCGGCGTTCCTACCTTGCGCCCGTAAGTCAAGCCACTTAACATTTGTGTTGTAAAGGGTTCGTCGCAACCCGATGTTATCAACACAACAAATAACCAAATCAAATCCTTTCATTTGTGATTCTGCAAGAATAGGATAGGGACTCATATGAACAACAGACCCATACTCGTCTCTCATCACGCTTGCTTTGTTTTGCCCAATGTGTCCTTTCTTGAAATTTTGGTATGACATATTCTTTTTCTCTACCTTATCTGGGTCGGAAACTGAAATGTTATACAACCCTGCTCTGTGTAGAATAGGAATTAGAAAACTTCCAATTCCACCTGCTCCAATTACTAATACCTTTCTCATTATTCCCATCCTCCATTTTCTATTGTGTATTTTATTGTTTCTAAATCCCAAATCTTTTGACATTCAAGACATTCTGCTGTTTTATCTGTTGGTTTCCATTGAACCACCGTTGGATGGTCGCCAAAATGAACATCAGCGCAAAGGCAACTAAAGCCCAAAATTAATTTATCTTCTCTCATATTTATTCCTCCTTAAAACGATTTGCCATGCATAAATTCACGGCTTTTATTGTATTCAATCTTAGCGAGAATCGCACCCGCTACATCTAAGTCCATACCAAAAGCATAGTCCATAATCCGAATTATCACATCTGCAAATTCTTCTTCAACACTACTAAACTCCATGATTTTATTTGATGACGGATTTCCATCACGCATGGCTTCCAATGCTTCGGATAATTCCGAATGCATAAGAGCAACTGCTTCTCCATCATTTCTATCTACTTGCCAAAAGCCATGATTCACGGCATTGGTGTAAATTGTTTTTGCTAATTTATTCCATTCTTTTTCAAACATCTGTTTCACCTATTTTGTTTATATCTTTGCCTCTTAATTGTTTTACCGACTCTTTCCCAATCAAGGCTAAAAGGGATTTTGTCTGTTGATATATATTCTTTTCATCAAAAGAACATAACTTGCTAATTTCTTTACGGCTCGGTAGTTTTCTCTCAAAAATATTTGAGGTTATCCAACAAATCGCCGCATAGTAGCATTTGCCTTTTGTGAAATTACTATTGCTCACAATATTCTCAAATCGGGCAAGGACTTCCAAACATTGTTGGAGATAAATTCTATCCTTTGTTATCTGCAACACATGGTATTCTAGTTGATATGCAGGATTAACTTCGGTATAATTGATTTGATTACGATAAAGAGAGTTGAGTCTCCTAATTATCTTACGCACATTTTTTGGCTTGACTTCAAATTCTACCATAATTTTCTTAAGAGGTAGGGGCGTACCTCGCTCTTTCAAAGCATAGAAAACAACGGCAGTGGCTCTATCTTCAAAAGGAGTTTTACCGAACACTCCTTTTCTGTATGCCTCCATGTAAATTTTCTCAACTCTTTCTTTCAAAGACGGAGAAGGGGAAAAGTTCGCCAAAACCATATTGCAGTGTAGTAGAGCCTGTTGGATGTTTGTGGGTACAACGCTTCTTTTAAGGCGGTTAAACTTGTAAGACCCTTCTCCGGTGATAATGGAACCCAAATATCCCTTATCGGGAGAGCGAGCCACCTCACCTTTACTGTCCAAAATGTGAACAGTTTCTTCAAACATCTCAGTTATGAGAACAAGACCGCATGAATCACACACACGCTCTCCCATCTCTTCATCAAAACTACTATCCGTACTACCGCATTCTTCGCATTTGTTCATTTATATCCGCCCTATTTTCATTTGGTTCTCCTGTGATGTAAGAATTAATCGTACTCACAATCTTAATTGTAAAATTATCATTGAGTAATGCCATTGCTCTTGCGGCAAATTGGTCGCCAACAGATGAATGAACAGTCATATTGTCAATGCAAATTGGCCCATGCCACTTGCTTTTTTCCTCACCTTTTTGCCAAACATAAGTTGAAACATTTTGAGTTCCACTCGCTTTGTAGTTTTTACAATCAAGTTTCCAATCATAACCTTTACCCCGAACAAAGAGAGTGTTCAAGGTCTTATCGTCGTTCCAAACAGGGAACAATCTTTCCGGTTGTTTTTCCACCATGTCTGTAATGAGTTGAAAGGCTCTCCTTTCCACAAGGTCTTGCTTTCTGTTTTGTTGTAGAAAGGCAATCATTAATTTTAATTCAGCCGAAGTGGGTTCTCGCTTTACAAGTTTGGTAAAGAGATTTTTGGGGGAAGTAAAAGGCCAAGAACCTCTTTTCTTACCATGAACATAAAAATTACAATAACGGTCTAATTCTTTAAAAGATATTTCTCCCCAAACACCATCACTTACTTCTACTGCACAAGTGCTAGTTCCGGTTCGTTGAACATTTATTCTCACATCATGTTTTTCATAATCTTCGTAAAAAAAGAAAGGAAGACGATTCTCAAGAACATACGATACATTCTCAGGTATTTGTAAATTATTCCAAAGGACTTTATTCAGTTCTGTTGCCGAATCGGTGAAACAACTTCTGTAAATAACTCTAGCCAGCACATCTGACATGTTCTCAAGAGAAAGATAAATACCATTTACATGATGTCGCCCCGAATTTTTCTGTATAAATACAGAAAGTTCTTTTATTTGTAATACACCTGTGTAGTTTGCTGGTATGTTTCTTCTGCCATAATAAGTGCGCCTAGATTTTTGAAAAATGCCCTTGATGAAGTCCTTAATTCCATCGTGAATTGGATTTACCGAGCGACTCCCACCCCTACTTACTCTTCGGTGTACGGGTTTTTCTCCGAAAAGCCTTTCATCATTGGTATGATAAAATGCTTCGGAAGAGATAGTTGTTGTGTAGGTTCCGCCGGAATCATCGGGTCTATTTATTTCTAATCTGTAAGTTGGTATCATTGCATCACATCATATATATTTTGGTATTGTCTTTGTTGCATTTATCATGCATTTCATTTTTAATTTCGTCTGGTGAGTATAGTTTATTGCCGCATACTCGGCACATCGTGGCAACTCTATTGCCTTTTCTGTTATTTAGAATGTATTCAGGATTCTTTTCTTTCATAATTAATACCCAACCTTTTTTGGATTACTTGTCTATCTTGACAAATTAAGCATGGTTCTCCTGAACAGTTTTTGGAATGGTAAGCGAACACTTCCTCGTATTCTTGAATATGTCTTTGTAAGTATTTAGCAAAGCCTTCATCTATGGCTTTAGGAATAGACCATAAACAATCATATATCGTATGAGTTAATGAAAAAGAATTAAAATAATGGTCATCATGTTTTGCTAATTTGGCCCAACGCTCTATTCTTTTAAATTCTTTTGGAGGAAGGTCGTTGAAAAGTTTAGTGCAAGAAGATAAAAGAAGTTCCACTTCCAACTTTAACACCTGTATTTCTTTCGCATAGGTATTTTTTGTAGGGTATCAAAGAAGTAAAGAGACTCTTTACCATCTTTTGTTAAAACCCATTCTTTTTCTGCTAAGAAAGTCCAGTTGTTAAAATCATTGAGAGCGTATTTCCATTTGCCAAGTAGTTCTTGCACAGAATTAAATTCTTGGTCTTTGTATTGGATAACTGTATAACCTTTCGCCCAAATATATCCACGCTTTGCTAAAGCAATAACATGGTTATTGGGATAAAAGTCTGGTTTGAATACTGCTACATCCTCATGAATGTAGGGATTCATTAATTTCCAACCCAACACATCAAGTTGGATTTGGAGGGCTTTGGGCGATATAAAAAACTTGTAATCGGTTTGCATCACCCAAAAATGGGGATGCCTCCATGTGGTCGGACATGGCGACACCCCCAAGGGTAATAGGAAACATCGTTAGGAGGTTCAGTATTGGCCTCCAACGATGGCGGGGGTTAAGTCCACAGACTGAACCGTTTCCCAGTTGATTTGTTCAATTCCTTCACGGGCAACCATTTCACCGTCAATGAACACCCAATGCGTTGGGTGGTCGTAGATTTGGTCAATCACTTCGGTTGCCGCAAGGCTAAGTTCCGTATGTCCTGTTTCGTTCAAAATTCGTAGTGTAATCATCATTCTCACTTCCTGTATTTTCCTATGTTTTGTCTCCTATTTAAAGCACCCTATACTTCGGGGTCGTCGCCGTCTGCCAAAAGCCCGACCAAGACTATGCCTGCGACTGGTACTGTAATTGCTACTGTTGCGTAGATAATATCTTTTAAAAATCCCATTTTATTCACCTTTTAGTTCTCCAATTTTTCTGCTTGCGAATTGTTTAGAAGGTATTCTACCTTCCCAACCTAAGTCTCGCAAATACTTGACCTGTTTATTAGTTGGAGGGTTTTCCAACATGATTTCCTTCAATGAGTTTATTTGAGCATTGCTCAGTTCCTTTCTTGCAGAGAGTTTTAATTTCACGCTTTTTAGAAACTTGGCTTCCCAAGCGTTTCCAGCAAAAGATTCATCAAATTCGGGAATGCCATAAAAGCCACACATATTTTTGAACGATTCGTTCGGGGCCAATGCAAGTTCTAGTGCGGCAACTCTAAGTTCCTCTGCTTCTCGTTGTTGTCGGACTCTTGCTCGCCTAGCCTGTTCGTCTCTTGCTTTACGCGCTCTTTCGGGTGCGCCCTTTTCCCATTCAATTTGCTGTAATCGTCGGAATTCTACCGCCTCTGCATGTCTTCGCTCACGGTCAATTCTTTCCGCTTCCCTTCGGGCTTGTCTGCGGATTCTTTCTTCTTCAAGAGCAACTAGACGCTGTTTTCTTTCCTCTTTCCATTCTTCAAATGCAGGTCGCATTTGCACCGATTGAGCAAAGAACAGAGATAAGTCCATCATCAATTTTTCGTTAGGAAAACCACGGGTTTTGATTTGTGCCTTTGGATTATCGGGGTGATTCCACCGCCAAACAATAGAAGCCATATCATAATCAAGACCAAAGGTTCCTTTACCTTTCTTTCGCAAGACTCTTATTGGTTCGTAGCGATTATATTTTGAACTATATACTTGATTTTTGATATAAACATTGTGCCAAACATCAATTTCTTTTACAGCATCAAACATCGTTGTGAATGCCGAACCGTTTTCTTCCCACCATGCTTCTGCTTTCATTGAACCTACTCGTTCCTTGAGCCAAATCTCAACCTGTTCATCCGAAACTTCGGCAAGGTTGATTTGTTTCTCCTCTGCAATTTGCCGCATAATGAGGTATGAATTGATATGGTCGCTTCCAACAATTTCTTCAACTCCATTCTCAGTATTTTGAATACGGAAATGATAGACGATTGGATGCCCACAAAGACAATAGTTCGCATGAGAGGAATTGCTAACCCAATCAGGCATATCGGCGGAACCTGCCCACCAAACATCTCCGGTAGCAATCCATTCCTCTTTTGCCTCTTCGTAGTTATCAGCAACGGATAGTTCCGTCATCTTTCTAATGAGAATTTTATCCCATCGTCCGTTTCCTAGTTCTCTTCGCATTCATCTTCAACTCCAAAGTGTCTTACATATTTATTATTTACTTCA